CACTACACGCCACAGTTCGACCTGCCTGACGGCTACGTGGCCGGTTGGGTTGGAGGGTTCGCTGTTCAGAAGGAACATCCGACCATTTACGTCGGCTGCGATGAGGAAGGCGGGATCAGCTCATGACCGGCGCTGACGGCCACTCAACAGGCTGCACCTACCGCAGTTGTGTTCATCCAGAGAGTCCGAACCCTTGCCCGTTTGCAGCCGATGTAAAGCACAAACCGCTCGGCTCCATCCCGCCATGCGAGCACGAGTGGCGGCACCTAAACGTAAGCCGATTAGCACAGCAAGTCCCAGAGTTTTATTGCATTTTCTGCCTGACCCGAAAGACGTGAATTCCGATGGCCTAATAACTTATGGCTACAGGGGTAGGGGCAATATGTTTGACAAGCCGTCAAGCGACCCAAACATAACCCACCCCTTGTCAGCCCGCCAGAAAATCGTGATTGGACGACATAGCCACATAAGAGATTGCATGCCCCAACTGGCGGTAAACAAGTCGTAGAGCGGTCTAGAGTCCGCAATGCGATGGGTTGCTATATCCCCCGTTTACCGCCCACTTCGGGCATGGAATCAAGATTCTGATAGAAACACTAAGACCGGAAGGACAGTATGAAGAAGATTTACAAACTCAAGGACATCGAAATCGAAGACTATGCCAAAGACGAGCAATCCGAGATGGATCGCAAGATCGTGCAGCAGCAGACGGGTGGTGAAGATGAGCTAATCGAGGAGGGAACAGTATCTGAGTGAACAAGAACCACGACTAACCGATGCTGAAGTAATAGCCCAAGGTATAGCTGACGCTGCCGAAGCCGAGCGCCACATAGATCACTGGACAGCGAGATCAATAGCAGCTCAGTTACATTCAGGTCAGTGGAGTCCGCTGTACGCATTCGCCTCATCGGGCTACCTAGACCCCGAGGCTGTGCGATGGGAGCTCAAGCGAGACCGTGGCGCCGTCGAGGCCACTGAAGATGTCCCTGGCTGGTATGACGCCATGGAGAGCTACATCGAGGCTCAGGCATGAGCGCCCCCGAGCTGAACGGCAAGGCTATCCAATGGGGTGAGCTACTAGAAGAAGCCCTGACAATGCCTGGCGGACTAGGCAACACCTACAACCGATTCTACGAGTACAGCTTCGGCAACCAGATTCTCCTCTATCTACAAGGTATGAGAGAACCGGTAAACACTTACGACCGGTGGCAGGCTATGGGCAGGCAGGTAATGAAAGGCTCTAAGGCCAAGTCAATCCTGCGGCCTATCTTTGCCAAGGTAGAGACCAACGGAGTCCAGGAGCAGAAGGTCAGAGGCTTCAAGATGGTCAAGTGCCTGTTCGGAGTCAGCGAGACCGAGGGCGATCCCCTACCCGAGCCGACTCCTCGTGAGTGGAGCAAGGAGCGAGCCATAGGGAAGCTGGGGATCAGAGAGATTCCCTTCACCCAGCTCGACGGGAACCTCCAGGGGTACTCCCAGGGGCTCGACATCGCCATCAACCCCGTGGCTGCCTACCCGTTCAAGACCTGGCTACATGAAGCCGGCCACATCGTCCTCGGGCACACCACAGGCGAAGGGATGGCTGAGTACCGCACCCATCGAGGTCTGATGGAGTTCCAAGCCGAGGGCACGGCGTACCTGTGTGCGAACGAGCTGGAAGTCACCGATCAGATGGACGCTGCTGAGAGTCGCTTCTACATCCAGCACTGGCTTCAGGACGAGCGACCAGACGACCGAGCTATCAAGCAAGTGTTCTCTGCTACCACGGCGATACTGAAGGCCGGGTATGAGCCTGTGCATAACCCAAGTGAGTCGCTATCGACATAGCGATGCGCTAATGCGAGAATGTATGAGGAACGATGTGCAGCAGCCAAGCGGTGCCCACCCCCGCAACAGCTGACAAGTCGCTTCAATGTTCTGACCAGCCTCGAAACGGTCAGGAGCGTTCCCAAAAACTTGTTTGTCGCCCCCTCGGCTGTAGTACGAGAACAGCGGAGGGGATGGAAAATAATAACCCATCGGAAGAACTCGAACAGGTCCTGTTCATCAAGTGGCTGGATAGCAGAGGCTACAAGTATTCAGCCCTGCCTATGTCTACCTATACCAAGAGCTGGTCTGTGAAGGCACGCAATACCCGTATGGGTGTACGGCCTGGCGTACCAGACATGATGATCATTGCCGAGGACAAGCTCATGTTCGTGGAGATGAAGCGGGTCAAGCTCGGCAAGGTCACCACAGCACAGCAAGGCTGGATTGATGCCCTAAACAAGGCCGGCGTGCCAGCCAAGGTGTGCAAAGGCGCTGTAGCGGCTAAGGCTTTTGTTGAGAGCGTGCTGGATAAGTCTGATCTCTGGCCTGAGAGGGTTGCATGAAGCCTCAATGCCAACCTCTTATAGACGACATCATTGGCAGACGGTTTGGACGACTGACTGTGGTCTCATTCCACAGCGTCGAGAATCGCAAGTCTCGATTTAACGTCGTCTGTGACTGTGGTCAAGAGAAGCATGTGCGTCGAAACAACCTCATCACGGGCCAAGTAAAGAGCTGCGGCTGTTTGCACATCGAGCGTGCATCGAATATGAAGCGATCACACAATGGCTACTACACGGCTTCGCATCGTACGTGGACGGCGATGTTGGCTCGATGTCGAAATCCGAATACTAGAGCATGGAAATATTACGGAGGTAGAGGTATCAAAGTCTGCGAGCGATGGTTGAACTTCGAGAACTTTTATGCAGACATGGGTGATCGTCCCGACCATCGCACGATAGATCGAATCGACAACGACGGTAACTATGAGCCTAGCAACTGCCGATGGGCTACCTCACACGAGCAGCGAGTAAATCAGAGACCGGCAGGCACAGCATGAACATTAGCGATCTTTCCGAGGAGGAGATTTTGATTTATCAAGAAGTCGGAGTGTTCCTCGACAAGTACGACCGCTGGATGCTGCACGGCAAGGAGCATCAGGCTCTAGCCAGTCGGATTGCTTTGGCTTTGGCACTACTTAAACGAGGAGAAGATGTATGAAAGTCAACCTAACCTTCGGCAACCAAGGCTTCACTATTGAGATTCCTGAAGACTGGACTATTGCACGGATCGAGGCGTACCTGGCCGAGCTACGAGACTATTACAGCTAATATGGTATTATTCTAATATGAGTGAACAATCACAAGACATACCCCGCTTCGTAGTCACACTGGCTGACACGAAGACTGATGTGCAGCTATCTGCTGGGGCTGACACGATTCGAGACTTCCGCAAACCTTTGCCTGTTGACATGCGTAAGCCTGGTGTTAGGAACGAGCTGGACATGATGTTTGTTGCTTTCCAGGAGGATATAGCTGAGATCGAGAAGATGAAGGACGAAGATGGCAGGGGGTAGACCAACCAAGCTGACCAAGGCACTCATCGAGCTGGCGTTGAAGTACAAAGAGGACACGGGGTCCTTCGTACCAAACGCCTTGCTACCTACCATTGAAGGTCTAGCACTTCGCCTGGGTATATCACGAGATAGCATTTATGAATGGGTTAAGGGCGAAGACGCTCTCTCAAAACAGTTTTCCGACATCTTTGATGATATAAAGGCGTTACAAGCCGAGAAATTGATCCAGAAATCCCTGGCTGGCCAATACAACTCGACCATTGCCAAGATGATCCTGAGTGGCAAGCATGGGTATGTGGAGAAGCAAGCAACTGACCTGACAACTAACGGCAAGGACCTCCCTACGCCGATTCTTGGAGCGGCCAGTGGCGTACCAGCTCACGACGACGACCAAGAAGCTTCTTAAACTTCGTAAGCGTATTAAATGCGTTGCCGGTGGCACGAGTGCTGGCAAGACTATCTCGATACTCCAGATATTGATTGATAAGGCTCAGTCGGACAAGACCCCTACGCTGACCTCTGTTGTCTCTGAGTCATTCCCTCACTTAAAACGTGGAGCAATCCGCGACTTCAAGAGCATCCTGCAACAGCACAACTACTGGCAGGACAATCGGTGGAACGCTACTGACCACACCTACACGTTCGAGACTGGCAGCACGATTGAGTTCTTCTCTGCTGACCAACCAGGTAAGGCCAGAGGTCCAAGGCGTGATCGTCTCTTTGGCAACGAGGTCAACAACTGGCCGAACGGTAGGGAGATATGGGATCAGCTAGAAGTCCGTACCAGGCAAGAGGCTTGGGCTGACTGGAACCCAACTTATGAATACTTCATGTACGAGATCATGAAGGAGCGCCCGAACGATGTTGACTTCGTGACTCTCACCTACCTGGACAACGAAGCCCTGGAGCCAGCGATCGTGCAGTCCATCGAGGCACGCAAGGGGAACAAGGCCTGGTGGACTGTCTATGGCCTTGGCCAGCTCGGAGAGGTAGAGGGACGTATCTACACCGACTGGGCCATCCTCGACGAGGTACCCCACGAGGCACGCCTGGAGCGCCGGGGGATGGACTTCGGCTACTCAGCCGACCCTGCGGCCATCGTGGACGTCTACTACTACAACGGCGGGTACATCCTCGACGAGCAGCTGTACCGCAAGGGCATGCAGAACAAGGCGCTTGCTGATGTGCTCAACAACCTGGAGAAGCCGAACACGATCGTCATCGCAGACTCAGCCGAGCCCAAGAGCATTGACGAGATGCGTCTGTATGGGGTGAATGTACTCGGAGCACAGAAGGGACAGGGCAGTCTCAACCAGGGCATCCAGTACGTCCAGGCGCAGCGCATCAGCATGACTAAGCGCTCGGTCAACCTGATCCGTGAGTACCGCTCATACATGTGGATGTTCGACAAGGACGGGCTACAGCTCGACAAGCCCGAACCTGGCAACGATCATGCCCTGGACGCCGCCCGTTATGCCCTGGAGAACCTGAAACCTCGTGCAGTTGTCGAGCCTTTTACCCCAACCTGGGTAGCACAACGTCAAAATCAATGGTAAACCGCGCATGTTTACTGTACAATTCCAGCCATAAGGGTTAAGCGTTCCGTACTGACTGAATGGCGAAAGAAGCAAAGAAGAGTCTCACCAAGTCCGCCGCAGATGTAGTGCGAATGTTCGACGCCTCTTGGCTCTACCAGAAGAGCAACCATCACGAACGCTGGGATCGTAACCAAAAGATTTATAACAACCAACGATCAATCATCTCGTATAAGGGCACGACCAACACCTTCGTGCCTCTTCCCTTCTCGATCGTAGAGAGTGCCACAGCCAACCTGACAGCTGGCCGGCCTTCCATCGACTTTATGCCTCAGGACATGTACAACTACATCCAGTCTTATTACGAGAACGGCGTGAAGCCCGACCTTAAAGCTTTGAATGCACAGTTCGATTACTGGTGGGACTGCGACAACTGGGACATGCTGACCATCAAGACTACCCGCAACACCTTCATGATTGGTATTGGTTGTGAGTACGGAGAGTGGGACGGTGACAAGCCACGCTTCAAGAGCTTGCATGCCCGTGACGCCATTATTGACCCAAGGCTTAGCGACCCGAACGACCTCCTTGTTCGGCCGAAGGATTATTACACCGGCAGGCGCTACCTGACCTCTAAGTCTGCACTCGAAGCTGAGACCATCGTTGACCCTGAGACGGGAGAGCTCAAGCCCCGCTTCAAGAACCTACGGGACGTCAAGGCAGGCTCTACAGGCTCAACAGATACAGCCAAGCAAGAGAAGGAGATGTTCCTCGGCTCGGTGACTGACACCAAGGACTTACTTGAAGTCATAGAGATCAACGACGGCAGCCGCATCCGCTCGGTAGCTAACCGCTCGATAGAGATTGAAGACCGTGAGAACAAGCTCGGCATTCACTTCCTGGTTATCCATCGCTTCATAGCTGACGAGTCCATCATCTACGGCAAGGCCATCCTCGACCCTATTGCGCATTCAACTGAGCTGGTAAACGACGTCACCAACCAACGAGTAGACGCTGTAACTGATCAGCTGGCTCCTCAGTACGAGCTTGACCCGATGTACTCCGATCACATCCAGAAGGTCACCAACGCCCCCGGCACCGTTTATCCATTCACACCTGGCTCACTGAAGCAAGTGGACAAGCACCCAGTCTCGCCTCAAGCCTTTAATGAGACCGAGAACATGAAGAACGACGTCCGTGAAGCCGTTGGCATGGATCAGATTGTCCAAGGCGGCGCTGCGGACGCAGGCACGACAGCTACGGAGATTAACGCCCAGCTCTCGCAAGCTGGACAACGCTTCGAGCTGTACGTGCGCATGTTGGAGAAGGAATGTCTCTACCAACGGGCCAAGATTGCTTACAAGATGTGGCTCTACTACGTCAAAGAGCAGCAGCTCATTCCTACCAACACTATGGACGGGCCAAAGTTCCGTGCTGTTGACCCTAATCAGTTTGATGACACTTACGAGCCAAAGATTCAGCTTGAGGCATCCGCCAAGAACCAACAGGCCCGCACGGCAGCTAAGGCTACCGAGGGCTACGAACTCCTCATTGCTGACCCTACCAACGACCTGTATGAGACCAAGAAGATCATGTATCCGAAGATGTTCGACCTGTCCGAGGAAGAGCTTGACCGCATCATCGGACCACAGAAGCCAATGGGCATGCCGGCTCCGATGGGACAAGAGGGTGAGATGGCAGCAGGTGCCCCTATGGCCGCTCCTGAGGCTCTTGAAGGGCTCGTAGCGTGAAGGACGGCAAGCACATCGCCACGCTCTCCTCGGAGTTCCTGAAGACCGAACTGGGTGAGCTGTTCGTCGAGCAGTTGTCGCTCCACTACAACAACCTCCACCAAGAGGCCGAGGGCGACAGCCTGACCATCGAGCAAAAGGCCATGAAGATCGAGCGGGCAGCAGGTGTCAAGTTTGCGATCACATGGTTGACCAGCAGGGACGAGCTGCTCGCACAGGGTTATTGGAAAGATGCTTCTCAGTCGTAGCTGCTGCAAAACTCTCAGCAGTTGCGATGGGGAAACACCCCACCCTAGTTCACTGTAGCGCAAGCGATCCTTTCAATTAGAAAGCATTTGCTTAGGGGAGAAGGCTCCCCCGTTTGCCCTTATAAACACGCGGCGCTACCCGAACTAGGGCGTGCGACCAATTAACATAAAGGAGCAGGTTCATGGATGAACAACCCACAACTGACTCACCTGTAGTTGACGACGGCGCTGTAGAAGCACAACCAGTCGCAACATCAGATGAATCAGCGGCGACACCCGCCGAACCAACCGAAGAGAAGGACGAGCCGTCGCAAGACGAGAACTTGGCCTGGCTTCAGAACAAGGGCATTGACCCTACCAGCCCCGAAGCTCTCGCCAAAGTGGCCGAGATGTATCGGAACGCTGAGAAGACAATGCACAAGTCAACCGCTAAAGCTTCCGAGCTAGAGAAGTCCCTCGTGGAACCTCAAGCAGTAGACAGCGATGCTGATCTGCGAGTGGAAGTACAACAACTTAAGTTAGCCCGAAGTGTCGACAACTTCTGGAGTCAAAACCCAGAGGCCAAGGCATACGAGCCCAAGATGATGGAAATTGTTGATACAAGACCCGAAATCAAACAGCTCGTGCAGGCAGGCTATCTATCTCTGAATGACCTATACAACCTTACACGAGGTGGTGATACAGGGAACGAAGCAGCGCTTAAGGCAGCGGGAGGCAAAGAGGCTCTGGAAAAGGTCGCCGAAAAACAGCAAGCGAAGGCTGTCCCCGGCGTTGCCACATCATCAGCTCTGTCTGATGGCACGAAGGTGGATGACTTCTTAATTGGATTGACTAGTAACAACTAGCATCCGAAAGGACTCCCCTAATGGCTCAAAACTTAGCCTCAACCTACCAGAAGGAGATTGACGAAGTATTCAGACTCAAATCTGTTACCAGCTCAATCATCAACAACGGCGTTCGTTTAACTTTCAACGGCGTGAACAGCGTATCCATTTATGGTGTCGCAACTGTCGCTGAAGGCAACTACGTCCGCTCAGGTTCTAACCGTTTCGGTTCACTCGCTGAACTAGACACTACGAAGCAAACCTTCGTACTTTCACAAGACAAAGCTTTTACCTACACAATCGACCGTGGAAACCTCCAGGACTCGATGATGGTTCAGGAAGCTGGCAGCACACTGAAGCGCCAGATCGAAGTTGTTTGCGTACCAAACACTGACATCTACCGTCTCACTACTCTGCACGCTTACGCAGTAGCCCAAAGCTTCACCGCTGTCGGCTCAGGTACCACCTCAACATCCAGCACTGCTTATGGCAAGTTCTTGGCTGGTCAGACAGTCCTTGACAACAAGTTCGTCCCAGTTGACGGCCGTGTTGTTTTCGCGACTCCTGAGTGGATCAACCTGCTCAAGCAAGACGCTGCTTTCACCAAACCATCTGACATCGTTGCTAAGAACTTGATCAACGGCCAGGTCGGTGAAATCGATGGCTGTCCAATCGTCAAGGTGCCTTCTAGCTACTTACCTGCAAAGGCTGAGTACATGATTGTTCACAAGGACACTCTGGTAGCACCAACCAAGTTCGAGACATTCCGCACTTTGGACAACGTCCAAGGTATCGATGGCTGGGTTGTTGAAGGTCGCCGTTACTACGACGCTTTCATCCCTACCAACGCAGGTAAAGGCATTGTCATCAGTCAAACTGCTTAATACAGGAGATAATACAATGGCATTCGGACAAGAAGAGAACTCAGACCAAATTAATAAGCCAGGCGTCTATAAGACCCCGGACGGCACCAAGGAGCTGACTGTGATTCACAATGCAGCTGCTGATGCACTCGTTCGCATGGGTTGGGTACGTCAAGAAGTTGAGGGCGAACAAGCCCAAGACCCAAACTTGACCCCAGGCATGGCAGCTGAGAAATCAGTTAAGAAAGGACAATAGTACATGGCAAACATGGCAAACACAGCCGCATATAGGGGTCAAGATGGCCGCCTATGGGTAGATGTAGACACGAACAAGACTCTCGCCGCAATTGACGGGGGATTCGTGCAGAACGTAATCGCCGACTCGGTCGTCGTAACGCTTCCATCGACAGCCCTTGGTCTAAGCTTTACCGTACGCAACGGTGGTGCTCCATCAACTGGTGGCGCAGCAGGTACGGGCTCCAACGGAACCGTACTTGTAGCAGTTAGTCCCGCAGGAGCTGACGGCTTCTCTGGAATCAACTTCACAGCGGCAATC